CTGCCGACGACGACGAACCGTGCCCTCCTCGGCAGGCTGCGTCGAGGCCTTAGCCTCCACCTTCGACGGCTCCACCTCGACGGGCGCCCCGCCAAGCTCCTGCGCGTCCGGCATGACCCACTTCTTGATGTCGAAGATCGGCGTGTAGATCTTGCCGTACTTCTTGTGCGGGTAGCTGTCACAGTCGAGGTTCAGGATGGGAACGCACTTGCCCTCGGCGTCGTCCATCGCGGCCGCGATCAGCTGCATCATGTCGGCGAACGCGCGGCGCCCGCCGACCGAGTTGGTCTTGTAGAGGACGTGCGTCCCCTTATCCTCGCCGTTGAGGCAGACCATCTCGAACGAGCAGCACGGCGTCCACTCGGCGCCGACATCCTGCAGGTTGCCCCGCTGCACCGGCACCTCGCCGACGCGGGCCATCTGCTCGCCGAGGACGGTGCCCTCCTGCCCGCCGGTGCCCCACGCGATGAAGCCGAGCGACATCGAGAACGGGTTCACGGCCCACAGGCTGTTCTCCTCGACCTCGGTGTTATCCGCGCCGTAGACCCACTCGCCGTCCTTGCCCATGCGCAGGAACGGCAGGCCGCCCAGCGACGACTTCGCCGCCGAGGACATCGCCTTCAGCGACTGCTTGAAGGCGTTGACGTCGGCCGGCGGGAGGCCGCCCTTTGAGAAGAGGCTCAGTTGATTGCTCATGTTACCTGTTTCCTTTCAACAGTGCTGCTGCCTTTGCGAAGGCCGCCACCGGCAGGACAGCGTCTGCGGCGTCGGTGTCACGAGCGAGCGACGGCGCGCTCGTGGTCTTCACGACGAGATCGTCGGGAAGTTCTCCCAGCGCCTTCTTGGCGGCTGCCGGGGTGATGGGTTGAATGGCCTTCTCGCCCTTGAGGCCGAGGCCCCGCAGGGCGGCAATCGTGTCCTTGAGGCTCTGGGCCCACGCCATGCGCGTCGAGCCCGCCTTGAGGCGCCAGAACGGTACGCTGCGGCCGTTCGCCAGTTCGTGCTTCACGCGGTCCTGCACGTGCTCGATCAGCTTCTCGACTTCCTTCGCATTGACCAAGAGCGCGCCCAGATCGGCGAGCGACCAGTCGGGGTGGATCTTCACGTCGATCAGGTCCGCGAACATCTGGCGCTGCGCGGGACAGATCGCCTTGGCGCGGCACCACTTGCACCAGTCGCCCATCCGCACGTCGGCGGAGGGCATCTGGCTGGCGGAGTGCGCGAGCCGGATCGTGCGCGCGAAGACTTCGATCTCGCCCCGCGTCACGACCGTCTTCGTCACGGCGGGGTCGAAGGCGGGCTGGATGATCGCCAGCTCGAACTCCTCGACGTCACCCGCGAGCGAGGCCATCTCCGGGTCCACGAGCGCGGCCGCGGCGAGGAACTTCAGCTGCGCACTGCCGGCGCCGACTTCGACGTAGCCGAACTTGTGGTCGGCGATCAGCATGCGCGTCCTGTCGCTGCTGATCGCGACGACGTCGCCGGTCCCGAAGACTTCGTTTTCGACAATGACGAGCCGCTTCTCGATGAACTGCTCGCCCTCGTAATCCTTGAGCAGCTCCTCGGCCGCCGTGAGGGCAATCGCGACGTCGGCCGCCATCTCCTCGTCGATCTCGACGCCGGCAAACACGGCACCAACGAACTCTTCCGGGTGCTCGTCGGGCTCCAGCAGGAGATGCTCCATGAGGGCGTGCTGCGCGCTGCCTTTGGCGGCGTACTCGCTCGGGGGCTGTTCGGGGGACTTGGCGTTGAGGGCGACCGAGCCGGGGCAGTTGATGACGCGCTCGGCAGTCGACGATCCGAAGGGTGCGTGCTGCATTATACTATCCTCTTGGTTAACGTCTCTATAAGCTCAATCCTCTCGCCAATCCAAGCCATACAAGGCACTGCCATCGAGTTGCCAAGCGCCTTGTAGCGAGGGCCGTCGCTGGCGGGTTTGTTGCGGTACGGGACCAGCGTGTAGTCGTCCGGAAAGCCTTGCAGCCGCTCACATTCGACTGGAGTAAGCCGTCGAACGGCGGTGGCGGCGACATAGCTTCGCGACGACCCGCCAGATGCCGCGCGAATGTTCGCCGTGTCGTGCGGCCCCTCGAATTGCGCGCCGCCTTCCCTGCCGCGGAGGTCAAAGGCGACGGCAGGCGTCTGGCTCTTGATAAGCGCAGGCGAGAAGTCCTCGTGCACATCAAGGTTCTGCGTCGCTCCGCGCTGCCACTCGAAGGCAATCGCCGGAGGATGCGCGCCTGCGGCCAGCGGATGGCATGGATCGCCCGCCTTCGGCTTGCTGTAGTTCGCCTTGCTGGTGATCTGCGTCGTGTCGAAGGCTATGCACGGCGCACCACCGCTCGCTCGATCGGCGTTGCTACCAAGCGTCCCGGCTACATCTTGCCCAACGTCAATATTCGACCCGCGCCCTTGGAAATGAACAGGCACCAGCGGCGTGCCGCGTCCTGTGCCGTCCTCGCTGGCGTCGAAGCCTTCGGCGCGTAAGGCGTGGGCGATCAGGCCGCCGTCGCAATCAAAGTCGGTTCCGAGGCCGCCACCGCCGTCAGGGCGTTGTGCACTGCCGGCGGCAGTTCCTTCCCCCGCTTCCCGGCGCGGCGCAGGATTCCCGAGCAGGCTTTCGCGCTCAAAAAGAACCGCCGCGGCACGTCCCCAGTCTCCAAAATATCCGACAACGAACACACGACGGCGTCGCTGTGGAACTCCGAAGTATTGAGCGTCAAGAATTCTGTAGGCGAACCCATACCCGATTTCTGCCAACGCCCCGAGGAAGGAACCAAACGCCCGACCTCCGTCAATTGACAGGACGCCGGGGACGTTTTCCCAGACGATCCACTGAGGCCGCATTCGATCAACCAGTCGCGCAAACTCGAGTGTGAGGTTTCCGCGCTCACCAGCAAGGCCCGCTCTAAGCCCCGCGATGCTGAAATCCTGACACGGCGTCCCGCCCACGAGAAGGTCAATGTGGCCATATTCATCTCCATTGATGGTCGTGAAGTCGCCGTGCAAAGGCACGTCGGGGTAGTGGTGCTGAAGAACGGCGCGGGGGAAATTATCAATCTCGGAGAAGAAGGCGGGCTCCCAGCCAAGACCGTGCCACGCCACTGTTGCCGCCTCAATACCGCTGCAGATGCTACCGTATCTCATCCTGTCTCCTGTTTGATGGCGGGAACCTACGCGCAGTGACAACCTGTCGTCAAGCCTGATAAGTTAAAGCATGGAAAAGCACATAGAAGCGAAGTGCCGGAAGATCGCCAAAGCCCGCGGCTATGTGTTCTGGAAGCTCGTGGTGCAAGGCTATCCGGGTGTCCCAGACCGTCTCATGCTGTCCCCCGGCCGCGCCACGTTCATCGAGTTCAAGGCACCCGGCAAGAAGCCGACGCCGCTGCAAGCCGCTTGGCATTCGCGGCTGCGTGCATTAGGCTTCGAGGTACACGTGATCGACAACGTATCGGATTTCGAGGCCATATGCCCGTGACACTCAGGCCTGTCCAAGAGCAGGCGATCACCCACATCTACGAACGCAACGAGAGCCTCGTCTTCGCCCGGCCGGGAGCCGGGAAGACAGTCGTGACGCTGACGGCGTTGAGCGAGATGCTCGCCGACGGCACCGTGCGACGCGTGCTGGTGACGGCACCGCTGCGCGTCGCGGAGCTGGTGTGGCAGCAGGAGGGTGAGAAGTGGGAACACCTGCGGCACCTGCGGATCGCCGTGGCGACGGGGACGCCAGCCGAGCGTGATGCGGCCGTCAAGGGAGCCGACATCGTCGTCGTGAACCACGAGAACCTCGTCGACTTTCTCAAGAAACACAGCAAGGCCTTCGACTGCTTCGTGATAGACGAGCTGTCGAAGTTCAAGGGGCCGACCTCGGCGAAGTGGCGCCCGACGCTGAAGCACACGGATCACATGAAGGTCCGCATCGGCCTCACGGGATCGCCCGTGCCGAACGGGCCCGAAGACCTGTTCGCGCAGACGCGCATCATCGACCACGGTCGCAGGCTCGGGCGTGACTGGGTCAAGTGGCGCGCGGCGAACATGTGGGAGCAGACGGAGAACGTGTGGAAGTGCCGCAAGGGGACGCTGGAGAAGACGCTCGCGGCGATCTCCGACATGACGTTCATCCTGTCGCCTGAGAATTGGGCGCCGCCTCCCGTGCGTCACGTCAAGGTCCCGGTCACGCTGCCCCCCGACATCCGGCGCGTCTACGAGGAACTCGACAAGACGAGCGTCGCCGACATCGAGGGCGAGGTCATGATGCCCGGCGGCCGCGCGCAGGTCGTCAACAAGATGCGGCAGGTCTGCGCCGGCTTCGTCTACGACGAGACGGGCGAAGGCAAGCGTCTCGACATGTTCCGCGTCGACGCCATCTGCGATGTCGTCGACATGCAGACGTCGCCCGTCCTGCTGGTCTACGACTACCGCGAGCAGCTCGACGAGCTGCGGCTGCGCTATCCCGATGCGCCGGTGCTGGGGAGCGGCACGACGCGCAAGGTCGCGGCGAAGGCCGTCGAGGACTGGAACGCGGGCAGGCTGCGCGTCCTGATCGCGCACCCGGCCGCGTTCAGCCATGGGCTGAACCTGCAATTCGGGGGGCACATCGTGTGCTGGTGTTCGCTGCCGTGGTCGCTCGATCACTACGAGCAGACGATCATGCGCCTCGCGCGCGAGGGACAGAGCGCACCGGAGACGATCAGCTACGCGACCGTCGCCGTCGACACTGTCGAGGAGGATACCGTCTATCCGCGCCTGACGTTCAAGGCCGAGGTGCAGGACGCGGTGTTCAATCAGTAACGAGCGCCTCTTCGACGTCGTCTACAGTCGCGGTTGTAATGTCTGCCTTGCGTAGATGGCCCCTCATGTATCGAAGGGCTCGGCATTCGAGTTGCTTCACACGCTCTCCGGACACGCCGAAGTCTTTGCCAATGGCGTTGTAAGTCTCCGCTTCGCCTGTCTCAAGTCCAAACCGGCGGCGCACGATCTGGCGCTCGCGAGGATTGAGTTTGTCGACGGCGTTTGCGATCAAGTCCCGGTACTGGCGCGCCTCGATCTGGCGCTCGGGGTTGCTGGCCGCCAGCCGCCGGCCGTACTCGGCCATCGACATCACGACCTCGG